AGATTTAATACCTGCGTCTAACTGAAGTAGTTCAGACTGAATATCCTTAACAGGATCTAAACTAATTGGTTTCTGAGATATATACCGGGCACAAATGAGATCATCAAAGTCAGAAAAACTTAGATTTAGCTTATTATTATTTAGCATTTCATTCTTTAACCAGGCAATATAGATTGGTTTGAGCACTTTACTGATCAGAACATTAGTACGAGTACGGAACGTGGTTTGCTGTAACTTTTCTGTAAGGCGACTTGCACTAAATGAAGCATTGGATGTATCAGATAGTAATGCCTGTTTTGTTACGTTAAGACCCATTGAAATCTGATTCATCAACTCATTAGTAAATTGATCAATCCCATCGACACCATTAGTTGGGGTTACGGTTTTAATATCCTGCCCTTCGGCTAATTCACCAATAAAACCAGCTTCAAAATACTCTGTATATACTGGTGTAACTTCCTCCCGCTCATCAGCCCCTAACAGATCAGTACTGGCAGTGTCATTATTGTTTGTAATGAATGCCATTGAGCTTGCTGAAACACGTTTAGCTGTCAGTGCAGCCTCTGTAAAGTTTTTTAGGTCTTCCATCAGTTTGGATGTGGCAACCATATCGGGTAGGCCGCGTTCCTGGCCTTGCTGATCAGCAATAAAATAGTGACAGATTTCCCCTGCGGGGATAACTTCATAATCACCTGTAATATAATTATATGTAACAGGGTCAAATCTACAGAAGTAGTAGTTTACTGGTCGGTGCCATATATCAAACTCAATACCATTACTGATGTAATTACCATTGTTGAGATGTTGATTATTTAGTTGTAAGAGTCGGGCGGTATCCAGAATTTCAAGCTTGATAGTACTGTTAATGTTATGAATGCGAATAAAACATTCACCATCCTGGACCCGAATCTTTTCAACATTCTGTTGAAACAGGTCAAAGCTCAATGAACCATCAACGCTAAAACGGTCTGGATCATAAGCCCAGCGATCAAAAAGTTTTTCTAAGCGTTGGTTGATTTCATTGATTTCATCTTCAGTACTGTCAATCTCTACAGAAGGTTTTACATAGAGTCCATCAGAACCGATAACCCCGTCTACAGAGAGGTTCATGTATTTACGTCCAATTGGATTTTTTAGTACTGCATCGCGTGAAAATGCCCTGAATGTAGGTAACGCTTTCATTAACAGGAAATTGATATTACAACCTGAACTTGAATTGAATCCAAAATTCATAACAGCAGTATTTCGTACTGCCTGCAAATCTCGTTTCAATGTACTCTGTTTTAATGAGCGTTCCTGTTTAATAATTTTTTGTTTTTCTTTTGTTTCTGTTTTTTTCTTCCAGAACATTAGCGTGTACTCCCAGGCCTAGGCTTGAAAACCGTAATACTTTTGATTGGTTTACCGCCATTAGAAGTACTTCCATTCATTTTCATGAACAGAGCATTAGCACGTTTTACATAGCGTTCTCTCATCGATTCGAGTGATGACAGTGATTCACTGACGAGAGTTTTATTATTAATTGTGATTGTGATATTAGCCCCGCCAGAGACTTTATTAGCAATCACACTATCAATTTCACTAATCATCTGTCTAAGCTTCGCATACTCAGAAGTATAAAGTACCGGGTTGATGACCTCAGAAGTAAAAGTACTGGCATATCCATTAGAAATTTGAGTACAGAATAGTAGTTCCAGTGCCGTACTCATATCTAATTCAACCGTAAATTCCTTTGAAGTGTTACCCTGTAGATTATCTAATGAAGTGCTTTTTCCAGATGTTGTAAAACTAATAATGAAAATTGTTTCAGCGGGTACTACTACTTTCATATCCATAGGGTTTGAAACCATACAGATCTTTTCTGGTAGGAGTGGCATTCGATTTCCTTATCATTTACCGAACCAGTTTGATCCCATTCCAGTACGCCTGTTTCGTTTTGGTTTTTGTACTGTTTCTTTTACCGGTTCGTTTACTTTATTTATTGTTGCCTTAATACTTTCAGTAGATTTATATTCACGTAGTTTTTTAAATGGTTGAGTACCGAGTTTTGATTGAGCAAATACTATGGCAATCATTCCATAGACGAGACAATCCAACGCCTCATTGCGTTTCTGGCCCTTCTTTAGCCTCCAGACTAATTTACCCCCGGCGGGTCTTAGCTCTTCTGCTGAGAGTTGTTCAAAATAATCCGATGGGAGAGTACTGGAAAATCGTAAATGTACTGGGGCGTTGTCTGCTTCACTGGATAACATAAGGTTAAGCAGTTTACGTATGGTGTTCTTCTGATCATGTACGTTTAGCATCTGTAGCTGATAGCCAGCCTGTGTACTCGTCTTGAAGAGATCACCTGTAGTACTGCTAGACCCCTTAACAGGATGGTACTTAGCCCAGCGTGCGGTGAACTTTTTAACGGTATCTGTAGCGTTACCATTCGAGCTATCCACGAATACAGCCAGCGTAGGTACTGTGCGACCTGATAAGGTACTGAAATCCTGCCTACAAAATGTGTCTAAGTCCTTCCATGCAGGGGCTTCAATCTTCGTACAATCGTGAGAGTAGAAAAATTCATGGCCCAGTACATAAATGTTCTTCTCATCAAAAGCCAGTAAAGTACTTTCAAGGCGGTCTAATTGCTGGTCCACGGCAATACAAATTCCCAACGTGCTTTCAGGGATCTTATGAAGGTTAAATTCATCCTCTCGTAAAGATTCTAATTGGAGAATATCTAATTCCTTCTGAAATTCATCTTCATAGGGTAAACCAAGTTCGTTATTGTAAAATGTCTGCAAATTGAAGTTATATAGAGCATCGCCAAACTTAGAAACCATTTCAGTAATAGTATTCAGGGGTGAATACATTCTACTAATTTGATACCCTACTACGCCTGGTTCTCCATCTGGATTAGTTGCAATCCATCGACCACTGTCAACCATCTGATGCCGTGTATGTTCATCTATTTCTTTTTGACAATGAGGACATATCAAACGTGAAGTAGTACTATCTGGAATGGATCTACCATTTTCTAATTGTTTAAATTTGAATGCTACTTGCTTCCATTCAAATGTATATTCATGACCGCATGGGTGAGTAACAAAGAAGCGGCGTTTATCTGACAGGTTATATTCAGCATTAATTAAATCGTCTTTATATAATGGAGTACTTGATATTACGATCAGAGCATCTTCACCAAAAGTACTGGTACGGGCTTCTGCAAGTTTGATTGGATTACCTTCATCAGTAATCTCACAGTTGCTAACCTCATCAAGTAATACTACCCGTGTTGTAATGCCTCGTAGGTTGCCCGGCGTGTTTAGGTTCAGCCAGTAAATGAAAGTGCCATTAACCATCTGTGTCTGTTTGGAGTTATTGGCGGCGTTCTTATCATTTTTATCAGTTACTAATGGCTTCAGTACTGAACTTGTTTCCACTGCTGGCAGGAATTTACCATCCTTGAACTTCTTCACCTCTGATTCACTACTTGAGCCAAAGGCAAAATTGCAGGGGTCATTAGCCATGAGGTTAAATGCTATAGACTGGAGTACTGTCGTCTTAAGCAATTGCGAGCAGGATTGCAGTACAATTTTCTTAGTACTGCGGAGTTGAGCTATATCCATTGGTTCGCGTTGAAAACTGAACGGGAGCCAGTCAAGCCCCATGTTCGGTCCATCGACAAATTTAACTACACCATTAGAAATCCACTCTGACGTATTTTGAATCTTAGGAGGTTGAAGCGTTGGTAGTACAGTCTTCAATATGTTCGTTAATTTTTTCTTGTTTGATTGCATCCTCAAGCACTTCCATGTCTTCGGGTAGCTCAAATTCCATTGAGCCTAATTGGTATAATGTTCTATCAATGTGCATCCTTAGAATATCACGTAAATCTTTTGCATCTTTTTGTGCAAATAGCTCTAGATATGTTTTACCGGGAATTGCCCGTACTGCTGTTTTAACCTGAAACAGATATTCTGTTAGTACCTGCTCCACATATTCAGCACTGACCACCAGCCCATTCTTTTCTGCTAATTC